TAATGTTGCCAAACTTTCAGTTGTTTTTTCTATACTCTCTTTATATTTATCATATTCAATTCCAAGTCCTTGTAAACTTGCTTTTAATTGTTTTTGTCTTAAAATTTCTGCTTGAGCATTTTCAACTGAATCTTTAAGCACTTTTCCAACCGCAACAATTGCACTTGCCCAGCCGGTTATAAGTGGAATATTTACGCCTGTTGCTTCGCTTAATTTTTTTATTCCTTCCGCAAGTTTATTATGCGAATCACTTGCTTTTTTTGCGTTTGCATCAGCAACTTTTATTTTTTCAGCTGTTCCTGCCAACTGCGTGTTTACAATTTCAAGCTGTTTTGTTTCAGCATTAACTTTAACTTGTATCTCTAATTTTTGCAGTTCGTCAGCCATAAAAACTCCTTTAAAATATAGCGTTTTTTACGTTATTTTTATGTCTATAATTTGTTCGTAATCGTTCGCTATATTTTCAATTTCAATGTCAGACAAAATTGGGTTTTGTTTTTTCAGATAGGATTTTAAAGCAAGCAAAATAAAATTTTTTATTGCCCGTTTTTTTGCGTTCTCGTCTTTCTCTAAAAAAATCTGTTCATAGTTCTGTAACTCTTTATCATCTATCATATGTCACCTCGCTATTTTTAATAGCTAGTTTCTGTATTGATAAGAGTTACAGTGCTTGATTTTTGCGTTGTTAAATCATAAAAACCTTCAAACGTAACTGCTGCGCCAAGTAAGCCATCAACCTCCCCAAACGGGTATGCTGTATATTTTGCTGCCGGGATTGTTATTTTAATTGTGTGTTTATATGATGTTTCAATTGTATCGCCTTCGGCTTTTATTTCAATTGCTGTCGTGTCGCCATTTAAAAATTTCGTCCTTCTCGCTTCGTCTTCAAAATAAACCGTCATTCCGCCTGTTATATTTATTTTGCCGATTGTCAAAATGTCTTTTACATCTTGCGAATTGTTCAAAACTCTTTGATAAACGCTCCCGTTATCAATCGTTACTGTCCAATCTTTTACTGTTTGTAAATCTGCCGTGTTATCAAAACTTACTGTCGTTTGATAAAACATGAACGGCTTCATTTCAGACCAAGTCGGGCTTAAAGTAAATCCTTCTGTATTTTCTGATTTAAATAATACAGTGCAATCTGCTGTTATTTTACCGTCTACTGTGCCCTTTAAAATAATTGATTTTACAACCGACAAGGGATATTGCTTTTGCCCTATTCCCCTGTTAATATGAACAGTATAACTCGGGTTTTGTATTGTTGTGTTATTCTTTTCAAACACGTGCTGATATGCGTTTGTTGGTCCAACTAACGATGATGTAACTTTGCCGTAAAGAGAATTTAACAACTCGCCGATATTGTTGCTCATTACATCAATACCACTTATTTTGGCCGTGCCTTCCTTTGTGCCTGCGTGCGACGGGAAACGCTCAAAAATCCCTCTTACCAACTCATCAGGAACTAAATTTAACTTGTATTCAAACTCTGTGTCTTTCAAAACAGGAATATACTTGCTCGGTGCTACTGCTGTCCCTCGTGTTGTTTCTTTCCCTAATGCAAAATATTTTTGTTCAATTGCGTATGGCATCGTAATAACCTCCTTTTATTTTAATTTTTTGCTTCCGTAATATTTCATCTATTTTTTTATTATAATCGTATGATTCAATTAACAATTTCTCTTTTATAACATCGCCTTTTTTTATAAATATAACTTCATTATCAGTTACAATAAACATATCTTTAGTTGCTTTAATCATTTTTTTACCTCGTATCTTTTTGCGTTATAAATTCTATATTCATTGTAATTTCGCCTGCTCTGTAAGGATATGTCTCAAAATAATATCGTGTATTTGAAAAATTAAATTTAATTGCTTTGCCGTTTAAATCAGGGTAAGTATTCAACTCATTTTTAACATCCGCCACAATATCAAAAATGCCTCTGTTGTCATCGTAACGCCCGCCAGGCGCTACTTCGCCAGTTATTTGCGTGTCAATGTTATATGCTTCAATCCAGCAAGTTATTGTTATTTGCAAAATAATTCTTTTATACATCGGGACAGAATATTCCGCTTCCGACTCGCTTACTGGCTCTAAAATAACGCAAGGAAACAAAGGCACATCTTCACGCACGCCTTCTAAAATTTCTTTTACATATTGCAACCTTTGCCCTGTCGTTTGGGCGTTTTTTAGTATCGTTACAATCTCACGCCAAATTTCTTCTGTTTTTGCAGGTATTACAGGCATTATTTTTCCTTCCCTTTTTCAAAGAACCATTTTCTTGCAATTTCAATTATTGCTTTTTTATTTTTTTCTCTTATTGTCAAGAACGGCCTTGCCGGTATTTTATGTCCGCCTTTTAGATGCATCACAAACCCACGCACTTTTGTTCCATCTTTGCGTTTGTAAGGGGCTATAACTACTTCGCTTGCTTCGCTAACTCCACCAAATTGCATTTTTTTAGCATATTTTAAGTTTGTGCTAACGCTTGCGTAATCTTCGCCTGTTTCTGGGTATATACTTTGTCTCAACATCCCCTTGTCTTGCAAAATTTTTATAACGCCTTTTTTATTCGGCGCGTTTTGTCTATGTCGGCGGATAAATTTCGTTATTAACGATAACTGCTCCCACTTTGCTTTGTCCGTTCCTTCTTCCCGGAAATTTTGCATAACGCTTTGAAATAGTTGCACTGTCATTTGCTGTAAAGCCGTTTTTGGCTGTCGCATTATTTCAATTTGTCGTTCAATACGACTTTTTACTTCTGCCGTATTGCTACTTATAGATATATTTTTAATCATTTTTGCCCCACAACATCATTGCTTGCGTATGTTTCACCGTCGACTTGCCAAGTGCTTGTGTCATCAATTTTAAATATGCGTTTTGTGTTTTCTGTTGTTATTTCTGTTCTGTATCTTTTGTCTCCGCCAAGCGGTTTTATTACGTTCCCGTCTGCGTCAACAAGTTTAATCTCGTTTTTTTCAATTGCGTCAAGCATATCGTTAACGTTTTTTTGCCATTTTTCGTATCGTTCGCTTCCGCCTAATGACGGGCTTGTCTGCGTGTATATATCACGCAATACGCAATATCTTGCGTAATTAACGCATAGATTATACACGAGAGAGACAGTTTGTAACTGCTCTCTCGTGTAACCTATTTTTAGCAATCGGGACTCTATATAATTTTCCGCCTCATCAATTGATAAATCAATATCAGCATCCGTCCAGCCAGCCCTTGTTAATGGATCAGTAACTGCTTTACCTTTTACATCTGCAGGCGTTATATAGTTTCCCATTGTTTTTTACCTCGTCAAAATTATGATAAAACGTCTGTGAATAAATAGCCAGCGTAAGGGTCAATAATCTTGCAATCGTATTTATCGCTTACTCTTAACCAATCGCTTCTTGTAGAATCTTCTCTCCAACGTTCTACGAGCGGATAACCAGATTTCCTGAAAATATAGCCGAATGAAATCTGTTTTAAGCCCGGAGTTTTTGGAACGTATAGCAACGCTGCTGTGTCTGTCCAAATGTCAGTCATGCTTTGAGTTTTGCCTTCCTGTGCTGCATCGTAAGCGCTAACGCCAACTAAAAGATTTTCTACCTCAAACACTTCTTTTAAAATGTCAATGCTTAACGTTCCGCCTCTGGTGTATTTGTAATATTCGAGCAAAATCGGATGTCTGCGAATAGTTAAATATACGTCTTGCGGCAAAACCAAAGTATTTGGCAACTTTAAAATTGCCTTTCTTACTTTTTCCCTTGCGGTATCAATATCTTTAAGAATATCAGCGTTTGGGTCGTCCCATTTTGTTGCCGGAGCGCCAGAATGCCCAGTTGCATAGTTTCCTGCCGTCTGCACTATATCCGCAATTTTGCGCTCTAAATCTAATTTTAGAACGTCAGTCCCAAACTCTGTGCTGTCAGCATCGTATTTAATTGGGTCGTCTGCGTTATCCCTCACTTCGTCGATTAACTGTACCTCTGCTGCCCTTTCGGAAACAGAATAAGTCGGCGTGGAGTCAATATTCCATTCCACTTGTTTTGCCCTTGTTCCAGGTGCTCTGTCAAGCGAATAAGATTTTAAATTTTGTTTGCCGTAAACAAAATACTTATCACTATCCTTTTTTACATTGATAACAGGAAATATTTTCTCTGCTATCAAAACATCGTTTTTATACGCTATTGATACTTGCGTTAATGCCGCATCTATGTGTACATCTCTGCCTGTTGGTTGCATAGTTAATTCCTCCTTTTTTAAAAATTATTTTAAATTACATATAAAGCGGTCTAACAAGAACTTCAATAACAGAACCATCTGAACCATCTTCAAGTGCAATGCCGAAGATATTATGTTCTGTTGTTCTTGTAATTCCTTTACCGCTTGCGTTTGAAACAATTAAATCATCAATTTTAACGTTTCCGCCAGCAACGACTTTAACCGTTTCTCCGATTGCTATCGTTGCTGCCTCACCGGCCTTTGGTTTGTTTTGTAAAGAACCAATCACAACTGCGTCCGCTGTTGCCAACACTACATCACCATTAGCATCTAATTTTGTTAAATAATATTGGTTTGCACTTAAATCGGCACCAGCGTCAAAAGTTAACGTTCTGGAATTTACATTCATTTGACTCATTGCTTGTTCCTCCTTTTGTTTTAGTTTTCTTTGCCAAAAAGTTTTTTAGTCGCCTCAACAACAGCATCTCTCATAGAGAGTTTCCGAGTTTCAGCAATCTTTTTCGCTAATGTAGCGACATCAATATTGCTTACTTCCCTGCCGGCTGAAACTTCTGAAAACTTTTCAGCTAAGTTCTGTTTATCTGTATCGTTTACTTCAATATTCTCATTTTCTGCTTTAAAATTTTTTGAAAGTTCAGAAAATATAACTGTTTTACTTTTTACAATGTCGTTCAAAAATTTGTAAAATAAATCAACTGCGTTGAAGTCATTTTCGCCAAACCTTACAACTTTGTCTTCGCTTAAAAATAATTCTGTAAATTTGTTAATGTATTCGTCAAATTTCGGGAGTAAAATCCCTCTATTTTTATTTTTTAACTCGTTGATTTTTTCTTTAATCTTTTCTTGCTCTAACTTTTTAATTTTTTCTTTTAATTCAAGCACTTTTTTGTCCTGCTCACTTTCTTTTGATATTGCTTCTTTTTTTGCTGCTGTGCTTGTGCCATGATACCATACCCATCCGCATAATTTTTCAGGCGTTGCCGTTTTCCCGCTTACGGATGATATACATCTATCCCACCAAGCTTTTGGCGGTCTGCGGTCTTCCGGCCACGGGAAGCCAACTACTCCTTCACTCTCTTTTGTTATCTCATCAATTGCCTTTCCTTTCGGTAACATCTTACCTAACCCCCAATTTTTATATTCTGGGTTATTTTCAATCTCTTTTATACCATCATCGTCAGGTATTGCTATATCAACATCATCTTGTTTTTTTGCTTCTGTTTCTTGCTCGCCTACTTCTTTTTTATTTTTCCTTGCATATTTTAATATTTCTTTTAGTTTCTTAACTTCTTCTGGCTTTAACTCTGCTTTTTTTCTTGCAAAAACTAATTCAGCGTATTCGTCTGTTATTTCATCGTCGCTTATCTCGTCCTCAATAACATCTTTATTTTTATCTTCCTCTTCGCCTTCTTTTGTTACTTCAATAGGAACACACTTATTTAATTTTTCGTCCCATTTATACCCTTTTGGGCAAATTATCTGTTCCTGCGTTGTTTTATCTTCCTGTTTTTCCTGTAATTTTACGCAACGCCCTTGCGTTTCGTCCCATTTATAGCCTTCTGGGCATTCAATTTTGTCCTGTTCTTCTTGCATCTTTGCATACTTTACATCTGTAATAAGCTTTGCCAATTCATCAACTGTCAATGATTCTTTTTTGTTTTCAGCCATAAATTTTTTTACTGTATCTACACAGCAAGGGAAAACCCTTTCAACTTCTTTTAATGTCCATTTTTCCATTTCAGAAACCTCCTTAAAATTTTTTGTGTTTTCTGCAAAACTTAATACGTTTGCAGTTATTTTTTCTGAATTGTATAATCTCGTTATGTCCCCAATACCCTTAACTTCTGGAATATCTGCACCCAAAAACGCAATTGCTCTTAAAACATAGCCTAAATTTTCTTGCGTTTCAGGATGCTTAAATTCTTGATATAGTTCAGCCGATATTTTTGAGTATGCTCGCTTCTCAATCAAATCGGCAATTTTTTTCGGCATATCTTTAACATCGGCGAAAATTTGATTGCCAACTCTGTAAACTTGCGTTACATAACCCGCTGCCGGGTATCCGTCAGATTGCAATAATGTTTGTTCCTCGTTATGCCCTAACTTTACAGGTGGCTCTATAACCCCCGCAGTTATAAGTGCGTTTGTGTTTTTTACGATTTCGTCAAGCGTATCAACATCAAAGACTAAATCGCCTTTCCAAGTTCCGGTTTTAAAAATAGGAATGCCTTTCATATTAACAACGCCTTCGTCCTCGTCCATTTTCTTTTTCTTTTTGCCAAACGGCTGAGGTATATGAACATCAGACACATCAGGGCTAATCATTTCTAATAGTTGCATTTGTTTATTTTTTGTCATTTTAATACACCTTTTTTTACGGGGAGCCGATATATTGACTCCCCGTTAAATTATTAAATTATTTTTGTATTAAAAAAATCCCATTGACTGTATTGTTAGCCGTGCCCGACACAACAATTCCGCTTGAAAAATCAATTCCGCCCCAGCGTTTATATACCGATTGATATGTTATATCAAAATCAATAATATCGCCAATCATCGCAACGCCCGGCGTAAAAGTTATT